TGTAGCAACAGAAAACGCCTTCCCTGCTGTTGTAGTGTGTCCTAACACGCTGAAGTTGAACTGGAAACGAGAAATCTCTAAGTTCTTCCCGCACCTCAACGTGCAGGTCCTTACCGGCACAAAGTCTGTTCCTATTCCTACCTGTGACGTCGTGGTGATGAACTACGACATTTCCTACGAACGCATCCCTGACGTTGTTGCACACGGATACAAGTCTTTGATTGTCGATGAATCTCACGCAATCAAAAACGGCAAGCGTCGGCATGTGTGCCCCAAGTGCGAGGCGCAAGTACGCTCCAACTCCAAAAACTGTTCTGCATGCAAAGCAACCAACATTGTGCCGTTTGAACGTTGGACTGTTAAAAGAACAGCAGCAGTGATGCAACTTGCTAAGCGTTTGAGTGACAATGATTTTGTATTGTTATTGACTGGAACGCCTATTACCAACAGACCAGAAGAACTTATTCCTCAACTAGAAGCCATTAATAGGCTCAAAGACTTTGGCGGTTCATGGCGTTTTAAAGAGCGTTATGCACCATCAAAAAATGTTGCTAATAACACAAAAGAACTCAACAACAAATTGCGTTCTACATGTTTTGTGCGTCGTGTTAAAAAAGACGTTTATGCTGAACTGCCCGAACTGCGTAACGCTGTGCAGTTTTTAGAAATCAACGAAACTCAGACAAAATGGTATCAATCTGTAGAACATGACGTTGTTGAGTACTTCGCCAACCGAGCCAAAGAACTGGCACAAGAAAGCGGTGAAAATGGCGATGACATTTATTGGGAAAAAAAAATCCGGCTTGAAGCAGCACGTCATTTAATTCAAATCACTGGTTTACGTGACGCTGTATCTAAGATTAAATACGACAGCATTACGTCTTGGTTAGACAACTTTTTGGAATCAAGCAGCGATGAAAAAGTGATTGTGTTTGCCGAGCATATTGAGTTTGTAGAAAAACTTCACGCTCGCTACGCCGACAAGGCTGTCAAGATTCGTGGCGGTGTGTCCGTTGCTGACAGGCAAAACGCTGTGGACAGATTTCAAACCGACCCAACCTGTCGTGTGTTTGTTGCCAACATGACCGCAGCATCGGAAGGTTTGACCTTGACCGCCGCTTCGGATGTGGTATTCTGTGAGTTGGGCTGGACACCAGCAATCCACGAACAGTGCGCCAGTCGTGCGTACGGTCGTGCAAACGACTTGCATGGTGCAACGGCGTGGTATCTTCTAGCACCTGACACCATTGACGAGGATATCTACAGCCTGCTTGAGAAGAAGCGGCGCATCGTAGATGCTGTGACCGATGGAATTGATGTAGAAGATGAAGGAAGTGTCATGGGTGGCTTAATCGTCGCTCTAGCGAAAAGGGGAATGAATGAAGGATTTACCAACGACGAGGTACTCGGCTGACGGTAGGGCGGTTCTATCAACTGCTCGGTTTAGCGGTACAACAATTGTCGGTGACGTTACCGGCGAAACATCGGTCAGCATCCCTTCGTGGATTTTGACCCACCCCATGCTGTCCGATAGGGCTGTGCGACTGTGGGGCTACATGAAGGGTGCGTTGATGGATGTTCTCAGCATCCCCGGCACTACTCATTCGTCCATCGCAGCCTTGTTGGACGTGAGCGAGCGAACTGCGCGTGCAGCCATTTATGAGTTGAGGGACGCAGGGGCAATCACTGTTCAGGAGACCTACTCCAACAACGCTCAAATGGGCAACATCTACTACCTTTGGCCTTTGGGAGCGACCGAGGGGGGTGGCAACCAGTTGCCAGAGGGGGTGGCAGCAGATTGCCAGCCGATTATAAACACTAATATTAAGAATAATAATGCTCAGAATTCTGCTACTTCCAAAAAGCGGAGCAAGGTTTCCTACGACGAGCAATTTGACGTTGTGTGGAAGTTGTACCCAAGGCACGTCAACAAGGCAGGGGCGTACAAGGCTTTCTGTGCCCTGTTGAAGAAGGGCGTGAAGTACGATGACCTGCTTGCCGCAGTGAAGCAGTACGCTGCACAGCGTTTGGGGCAGGACGAAAAGTACACGCTGTACGCTGCCACGTTCTTCGGACCGAACGAAAGGTGGGCTGACTACTCAGCCAAGGCTGACGAAGTTGAGAACTACGTCCCCGATGGCGCAGAAATGGTTGCTGCCACCATCTACGACTTGTACGACCGAGAAGGTGAGTGGGTGGATAGCCAGAACGGTGAGTGGGAAACTCGATTTGACAACCCTGCAAAGTACGGCTACATTCGTCCTGTCAACTCAAAGGGCCAACTGGTCGGTGCAAATGGTGTACCATATGAGTTAGACGCACAGGGTCAGCGAAAGCCGTTGGGCTACTGGAAGTAGGAAAGGGAACAGTGAGCAAACAAACGCCTCCTCACGATTCACAGGCAGAACGCAGTTTGATTGGAGCCATGCTGTTGAACTCCGGCGCAGCCATCGCTGCTATGGAAGTTTGCAAGGCTGAAGATTTTTACAGTCCAGTGAACGGTGAGATTTACGGCACGATTTGCCGACTGGTCAATAGCGGCTCCGAGGTTGACGCACTTGTTGTCTCGTCGGAAATGAACAACGGCGAAGTGATGCCAGCGTTGATGGAGATGATGCTGGAAACTCCGTCATACACCAACGCTCGTACCTACGCCGAAATCGTGGCTAAGCATGGAACTTCACGCAAGTTGATGCATCGTTTGATGGAGGGCATTGACTCTCTCTATGCTGGGCAAGACCCATACGGCGAGGCTGAGGGCGTGGAGAAGTTTGTGTCCACCATTGGAGCCTTCACGAACAATGGGCCAGAATCCGTCACCCTTGGCGAACTGTCCATGACCGCCGAGGAGTTGTCCCCGGTTGTTATCCCCGGCATGATGCACCAAGACTACCGAACGATTGTTGTCGCTGAGGAGGGTGCTGGTAAGTCGTTGTTGCTGCGTACGATTGCCATGTCTGCTGCTCAGGGTTTCCACCCTTTTAGCCACCAACGCATTAAGCCTATTCGTGCGTTGATTGTGGACTTGGAGAACCCGGCGCAGGCAATCTTGCAAACGGCTGTTCCATTCGCACAGCACCTCTTTGACCGAAACCCTGATGGCTACGATGACAGTAGAATTCGTTTCTGGCGTAAGCCCGGTGGTATCGAAATCCGCAGCCTGTCAGACAAGGCAGAACTTCAGCGAGAGATTGCTTTTCACAAGCCCGACCTTGTTTGCATCGGCCCTATCTACAAGATGTATCGAAGGGGTTCTAGCGAATCTTACGAGGATTCCGCCGATGAGGCAATGGCTGTTTTGGATGACCTTCGTACGAAGTATGGGTTTGCTCTTATCATGGAACATCACGCAGCAAAGGGCAAGCAGGGCGAGCGTCGTGATTTGTCCCCGATGGGTTCACAGCGTTGGATGGCATGGCCCGAAATCGGAATCTCGCTCTACAAGGACACTCAAGACCCTACGGTGATGCACGTTAAGCGTTATCGTGGAGACCGCTTGCAAGGCGTGAACTGGCCTGACCGCCTTGTTCGTGACCGCACTTGGCTGGTTGACGGTGCGTGGGACGCAGGGATGCCGAGGTACTGATGAGCGTTTTGGTTGCATACACGCATAAGAACGGTTGTTGCGTTGGCTACGACTCTGCCGCAGTAGGTGACGGAATTGTGATACAGTCAAATACCGCCAAAGCAGTAAAGCATGCCGGGGGTGGCATCGTTGGAGCAGTTGGCTCTTGGCGCATTATCAACATGATTAATCAAATCAAAGATGCCCCCATTACGGTTGATGTTCTTATTGCACTATTGAAAGAAAGTAAAAATGAAGAAGATTGGTCAGACTCGGAAGTCCTTTTTGTTTCGCCCGGTGAACCCATTGTTCTTTTTCAGACACAAGGGTTTTCAACCGTCGAAATCAAATCACCCTTCATGGCCATCGGTGCAGGCGGACCCTACGCAATTGGTTATCTCTCCTTCCAGCCAACCTTCAGCGTCCAAGCAGTTAAGGGCGCAGTCACAGCAGCAGCCAAGTGGTCTCCATATGTGAGCCTGCCTGCTAAACTCATCAACATCGAACACTAAGTTGTCAACACTTGAATAGTGTGCTACACTGGAGCATGAGGTTAAATATGAACTAACAAGGGCCATGAACCGGCTCACACCCTTTATCGCTATAGATTAGGCCGATGAATTCCACACCGGAACCGGACTGGGGTATGAATGAGACAAACGGTTGCCCGCACCACAACTGAAAGAAATGCGTCAACGATGACGCGCTACCGAAAGAAAGTGTTATGCGGAAAAACCGTTTTCACCTTGTTATTGTCATTTTTGCTACCCTGTTGTCCATTGCTGCAAGCAATAGCGCGCAGGCTGCACAACCTAGATTTCACGGTCCTTTGCATGGGACCCCAAAACATGCTCCCATTGTCCACCACAAGCGCCCTCATGGTTGGCCTTGGGGCGTGACCGCTGCCGATATTCAAGCATGGAGCAGGGTTTCTATTTGCGAAGAAGGTGGCAACTGGCACGTTAGAGGCTCTCTGTATTCAGGTGGCCTTGGCATTACCAACCACAACTGGACTTACTACAGCCGGGGTATGGGTTTCCCTGCAAGTGCAGCCGATGCCACTCCGGTTCAGCAAATTGCCGTTGCCAAAAAAATTAACGGTGGTTATGGTGTGCCCGACCAACATGGTTGTCATTCGTGGTAGTATATCGGTTAACAACAAAGGGGAACCAATGAGTGAAACACCATCGTTTGAGTGGCAGCAACAAGCAGCCTGCCGAAACACAACCGAAGATTTCTTTGCCGAAATGGTCAGCAAGAACGTTAAGGCTTTGTGCGCCGGTTGCCCTGTTGCTCAACAATGCTTAGAATACGCCTTGGTCTATGAAGATTACGGCTATTGGGGTGGCACAACCGAACGTGAGCGTCAGCGTATTCGCAGGCGTTTAAAGGTTGTTCGCAAAACCGTTTACCGGGATTATGTGAGCAACGTTATGAAAGAAGAACTGCCCATCAAGCATGGAACCGATGGTGGCTATCAAGTGGAGCGTAAGCGTGGCATGGAGCCTTGCCCTGCCTGTCTTGCAGCCCACAACGCAAAAATCAAGGATTACCGCAGCCGGAAAAAGGTTGCAGTCTAACAAAGGATTAGCAAATGACACCAGAAGAAATTTGGGAAAGTCATTTTCCAGACTTAAAAATTCCCGGTAGCGAACAGCCCATTGAAGGCAAATGCGGGTCCAAAGTAAGGGACAAGCGTTTGACCGAACTTGGGCTTGTTCGCTATTGCGTCAAAACTGCTGGTATGGGTACTGACCATTTTGGGTTTGGAACCTGCAAGTGGCATCTTGGCAACACAGCCAAGCACAGCAAGGGCGCAGTTGTGGCAAAGATGAAAGACGAACTGACCACCTTGGCTGCGAAATTGGGCGAACCAGAGCCATTGGGGCATCCAGAAATCGAAGCCTTTGTACTTGCTTCCAAGATGAAACAATGGACTCTTATTCTTGAAGAAAAGATGGAAGAGTTAAACGGCGTACTTGCTGTGACCGACAAGGCTGGTGTAGAACACACGCGCGCTCTTATTGAAGTCATGGAGCGAGCATGGGACCGTTTCCAATCTTCTCTAGAATTTATGATGAAGCATGATTTGCACAAGCGCGTTGTAGAACTTGAAGAACATCAAGCCTCTTTGGTCGGCGCAGCGTTCATGGCAATCATCCTTAGCCAAGACCTTCGACTGTCTGAGGCTCAAATTGAAATGGCTCGCAACATGTTTGCTGGCAAGATGACCGAACTGGGCGCAGCGATGGAACCAAGTTGGGCATCAAACATTCTTGACATTTAACTGACGCAACAAACACAACAAAAAGACCGGGGGTTTTGCCCCCGGCCTTTTGCTTTATTGCGATTAATGTTGCGTTAGTGCAACAAATTAGGCGTTAACTGTCTCGCCAACGTAGCGAACGTAAATGTCCCACGTTCCAGTTTCGTTAAGGCGAGCAGTTGCCTGATAGGGAAGAGCGCTACGGTCCATGCCCTTGAGTGAGTTCACGCCGATAAGGGTGCGAAGAGCCTGTCCAGTGTCTCCACCAGTCTTAGCGCCAGACTTCCACAAGTACCACTCGTTTGCATCGTTCATCAACTGCTGGCGGCGAGCAATAGTCTTGGGGCTTCCTCCACGCATGCCACCCAACTTGCGAGGGCGTGGGGTCTGCTTAATCATCTTCATTTCGTCTGCAATCTCAGACATGTTTCCTCCTATAGTAGTTGAAAGTGACAAGTGGGGCAGGCAACTCGTTCCTCCCTGCCCCACTCATCAACGGCTTACCATAACCAAAGGGGACCGGCTTGGTGAAGCAACATTATTATACACCTGTGTATTTAAACATCGTCCTTATTGGACTTTGCAGCCTCACGGTCTGCTCGTCCATCCCGAACTGAATACACGCCCCACGATACCTTGATAAAACAATCAGGATGCTCACGAATAATCTTGTAGGCAGTCGGCATAGAAACCTTAAAGCCATCAACTACGTCTTGAATCGTGACGTTGCGCCCCAAGTTTTCGCTGGCCCACGCATAGATGTTATCTTCTTTGTTGCGTTTGACCTTGCGCTCCAACTCTGGAACTGCTCCAGCCAACTCTTCAATGAGAGAACGACTGACAGCGTGAAGGGTTAGAGACTTAGCAGGGTCATCGTTGTTGCGTTGCGCCTTGTCAATAATCCAATGCGCTCGCAAACGCTCTTGCTGTTCGATGAGTTCTGGTGTAAGAAACTTACTCACCGTTCACCAGCCGACTAAGAGCGCGCATCATCACTTCACCGATGAACAGGCCACAAGCAAGACCCTCAAAGAATTCGTCAGGGGCATTTTCTTGCAAACTCTGAAGGTGTTGAATACACAAAGCAACGTATGCGCCTTTGCCATCAGCCAACGGAATAATGTCGTAGGGCAAGTATTCGTGTTCGATGACTTCGTGAGCAACGCCCACAACAGTAATAACGTAGCCGCCGTAGTGGCCTTCGGTAATGACCATTTCATCTTGGTCATCCGGTGCAATCCAATGGATTTCTCCTGCTGCCATTTTGTTACCTTTCTGGTTGGTTGTCCGACTCTAGCACGTCTAACTCTTGCATGTCAACCGGATTGAAACAACCTGTGGCAATAAGTTCCTGCCAATCGAGGTCATCAAAATCTTCGTCCAGTTGTTCGCCCGACAGTTCAATCTCTGCCGTGACTAAGTAGTAACGCCGTTCTTTGGCTGCGTAATCTTCCAAGCAGCACTGAACAGTGTCTGCATCCCACAGAACAATGCCGACAACCTTGTTCGTGGCTTGACGAATCAGACGAACCTCAAACTCCAATCCCTTGACTTCGGGGTTGACTTTCTGAAACTCCACTCCATAGTCAATTGCTTGCCGGGGTGGGTAGCAGTTGCCGAACTCAGACAAGATTTCAAAAGCCTGTGCAGGGTCTAGTTCACCGCTAAAGATAACTGCAACCTCTCGGTATGTGCGCCCTTGCTTTTCATAGAGAGCCACAACCCATTGTTGCGGAGTGTAGAAATATTGCATATCCATAACGTCAACCTACCATAGAAATTAATAAGGGTGACCCTTTCAGGCCACCCTTACCAATGTTGGAATTTTACTGTGCTGCCCCCCCGGACCATCCGGGAGTTGCCATAGGACTGGCGTGTGGCATCATAGCACTGTGTATCGGTTTGCACACGCTGTTTGTGTGTGGTACGATGTACACAACACCAAGGGTCGGTGTCTGAGAGGCCAAAGGAAGCGCGCTGTAAACGCGCCGCGTAATGCTACGGGGGTTCGAATCCCTCCCGGCCCACACAACAAATAAAGGGGAAAC